CGCTTGTAGCTCCGCCGTCTTCAGCGCGAAATCAATGTCCATCTGATCGCGCGCCCGGTCGTCTTCGCGCTGCTGCTTCTGCGCCTGGAGCTGGAGCTTGCCCTGCTCGATCTGCGCTTGAAGCTGCACGGCCAGCATGTTGGGATCGGGCGGAGGCGGAGGCGGCGCAGGCGGAGGATTGGCGGTCGGATCGGTGAAGTAGGGATCGACCGACTTGAACCCGGCCAGGCTCGTCAACTTTGCGTATGTGGCATACAAATGCTTAGGCTCGACAATGCCCAGCCCGCCCTGCGCCAGCAGTTCCTTTTGGCCCTCGAGGATTTGGCCGAGATAGACCATCTGTTCGGCCTTGTTGCCGGATCCCAAGCCCACTTCGGTAACCAAATCCATGTCCGCATCCCAGGATCGCGGATCCATGGGCACCCACTCGTTGCGCAGGCGAATGACGCGCGCGCTCTGCTGGTATCTGGTAATAAGCCGCAGGATGAGGCGGAAAATCCTCTTCAAACCCGTCTCGGCAAAAACCCTCGCGATCAACTCGACGCGCACGGCTGCCGCCGATTGCAGCGCCGCGACACCCGTAGCCGTAGACGCCGCCGACGCGCCGCCGCGCAGCACGTCGGCATCGATGCCCTGCGCCATCTTGCTGATACCGGAGCGGCCCTCCAAAACCCTGTCCACGTAGTCGAGCATCGGAAACGCCGCCGCGCCGACAAACTGCGTCGGCAAATCAGTAATGGCCCCCGGAGTTTTGACGCGGACTGCGCCGGTTCCCAGATAATCCTGGATGTTGACTTGCCCGTCCAGCAGCGCGTGACGCGGTTTATTCGCCAGATACAGCGAATTGAGCGTCTGCCGCATGATGGACGTTTTGATTTCTTGCAGATCCTTGACCAGATCCGCAACGCTCAGCCCGTCGAGACGGTGCGGCATCAAAATGGGGCTTAGCACCGCGAACGGCGGGCTATCGACCTCTTCGGCATCGAGCAGGACGCTATGGTTGACCCCGGCCAGCGTCACCTTGACGAATTCAACGCGCCCGTCGCCGTCGCGATCGAGCATCGTGTACCACTCGCAAATCTCGATAAGCCGCGACGCCCGGTCCCGGCTATCGCGGTTGATCTGCTGGAGTGTCGCCGGATCGAAACGGTGCGAGCGTTCGGCGTTTTCGTCGTCCTCGTCCGCCGTCGGCAAGGCATCGACAACCGCGAAGTCGTAGCCCATCTCGAGCAGTTCGGACTGCGTCACAGCGCGCTTGTGACCCTGCCCCGGATCCGCGTCGCTCTTGCACGACGGCAGGAAAAGATATTCTTCCGGCGGCACCGGGCAGATTTTCACGCGCCCGTCCGGCTCCGTCCACGACACCGCGACGTCGTAGAGCACCGCAGGCACGCCGTCCGGACCGACCGGCCCAGGCGCCGCGCTCTCTTCCGCCGCCGTGATGTCGATGCCCGGCTGCTGCATCAGCAGCGTCAACTGATCGACCGACAGCCCGCCCAGGCGTTCCGTCCGCGTCTTCGGCTCGTCTTCCCACCAGGCTTTAATCACGCCGAGCCGCGACAGCAGCGCGTCTTTCACCCACGTATGCAGGTTCAGAAAGCCGTTGTTGTCCCGGTTCCACACCCAATTCGCGAAGTCTGTCGCCTGCTCCGCCGCCTGCTCGTCTTCCGGCCCCTGCGGTTCAAACCGGACGATATCGTCCGAGCTGGCGAACACCTTGAGCAACTGCGGCATGAGCCATTCTGTCGTCTCCATCGTTTCGCGCGTGACAACGCTCGACTCGTTGGGCTTGGATGGCCAGCGATTGGTGCCCCGGTAGTATTCCAGCGCTTCGGTACGATCCGCCGCCAGCAACGCCGCATGCGCTTCCGCCGCTTCAATCTCCCGCACGCAGACCAAGCGCAGATCGTCGTCCGTCATCGGGCGAGGTGCCGTTACCATGTTTAATCCAGTAATCCGCGACGGATGAGCATCTGATCGGGCAGGATGCCCTGACTCGAATAGGGCGCCTGCGCGGCCCGCTGCTGCGGCGTCAAGTTCATCCGCGCTTGCACGTCCCGCGCTTCGACTTCGCCGGCCAGCCGCCGGTAAAGCTTCGAACCGATATCGTCCCAATCCCGCGCGGAAAGATCGCCGGTCCGTTCCTTGAGGTAATCGGCGTATTGCTGGCGCGCGGCGAGACTGTCCGTTTCTTCTAGGATATCGCTTAGGAATTCATCATAGCCGGCCGTCCGCGCCGCACGTTGCGCGCGGAATGCCTCAGCTTCCGCTCGCGCGGCTTCAGGAAACTCCCGCGCCGCCGTCACCTTGTTTCCGCCTTGGCTGAAATTCTCCCGGTCCTGAATACCGTGCTGCAATTCATGCAGCAGGACGGATTGGCTAGACGTTCCGAAATCCGCAGGCGCCGTCATATCCACCCGATTAAGCGAATGCCGATACATGCCCGTCGGTTCGCGCCCCCGATCAATCGACAAATCGACGTCGCGCAAAGCAGGGTATGCGTCGAACAACTGCGGATGGTTCAGGTAGTCCCCGACCTTGCCGGACATTTCGCCCGACTGCGCCCACTGCTTCATGCTGTCCATTGACGGAAACTGCAATTTCGCGTCGTTGTCCGGTATCTCGAAACGCCACTGGTGCTCCGGCCCCCGAAACCAGCCCGTCGCCGCCCGCACCGCTTCGTTATCCGCGCCACTAGCCACAAGGCGTTCAGCTTCGGCCAGCTTGTCGAGATTAGCAGTCTTCGCCATCCGTCCGCCGTAGACGCCAAGCGCCCCAGCAGGCGCCGCGCCAGGAACCATCGGCTGCGTCAGCGCCGATGCGATAGCCCCGATCCGCCCGCCACTGGTCGCAGTCGGCAGCAGCGGCTCGCCCAGCGCATCGCCCCGCATCAGCGCCATCGTCGGTTCAGCCCCAGCCCGAGCGCCGCCGGCCAGCCAGTCGAGCAAGCCGCCGAAATTGCGGCCCGACCGACGCAGATATTCCTCGCCATCATCGAGCAAGCCCATCAGGCGACCCATCCCGCGTCTGCTTTAAGGGGTTTGGCCCACCCGTCGTCGCCGCCGTCCTGCATCGCCATCGCGAAGTATAAAAACGCATCCGCAGCGTGCGACGCATCATCGTGCAATGGCTCGCGCGTGTACTGCCCCGTCTCCGGGTTGACGCCGTAGCGATAGCGGCGCAGCGCGTTCAGCCCGTCGGCGCACTTGTCGGCGTCGAAATAGCAGCGCGGAAACACCGTACGCGCCGCGTTGATCTGGTCAGCTTTCCGCACGACCGGCCCGACCTTGACGGTATAGCCGGCGTCTTTCACTTGGCGCTCGATCGTCCGATCCGACGCCAGCAATTCGTGCCGCGCGTCGTGCGGCAGCCAGCAGGTACCGTACACGTACCCGCGCTTTTGCAGCTCCTGCAGGTAGTGCCCGAGCGCATGGCCGCGCGACTGATAGAAGTCCACGAGCCTGAATTCAAAGCCGATTTGTTGGGCAAACCAAATGCTTGTCATGTCCGCCCGGCCCAGGTCCCAAAACGTCTGGACCGGCTTAGCGCCATCGACCGGCACCCGCATGAACCGCTTGTCTTTGGTCGCGGCGCGTATCTCGTTGGCGAAGATCGCGCCGTCGAGTACCTGCCGCGTATGGCCTTCCCACACGGTCAAGTACGCGTCGTGGTCTCGCTCGCGCAGCAGCTCCATTTCCTGCCGCAACACGTCCGGAAACCACGGGTTGTCCGACCAGTTGATTTTGCGGACGATCGCGCCCGGCGGAGGGTCCTTGACGAACCTCGAAAATGTTTCGTCTGTATCAAGTTCGGGGTTGAAGCTCACCCATATTTCGCTTCCCGGCTTCCTAATTGTCGGTATCAACGTCGCCCACGAAGCCTTTGAAACCGTCTGCGCTTCCTCGATCCAGCAAACATCCGTGCCCTCGATCGACTTCAGGCTATTCACGTTATGCCGCAAGCCCGCGAACGTGAATTCAGTGCCGTTGCGGCCGGTAATCGAGTTGTTCTGGATCGTGTAAAAATCGCCCAGGCCCATCGACGCGATTTGATTGCTCAGCAGCCGATGCACGCTGTCAGCAACCGACTTTTGAATTTCGCGAGCGCACAGGATTTGCATCTTCTTCGCGGCGCCCTGGATGAGCAGAGCACGCGCGAATGACCAAGATTTTGCCGACCCGCGCCCGCCGTGAGCCACCTTGTAGCGCGCTGGCGTGAACAGCCATTCCAGCGCTTCGGGAAACTCAACCCGCATCCGCGCCATTCTTGCCGGCCGGAATAAACACGACGCCCAGGTTGTTCCCGTCAGCGTCGGTATGGGCGATTTCCTGCTTTTCCTTCCAGCCCATGCGCGTCTTCGTCCACCAGACCATCGCGCCAACGTCGCCGCTGGTAGCCTTGACGAACAGCGACTTTCCGACCTTGGCGTTAGCGACGGTCGCGGCCGTGTCGATTTCACGGCGGAAGTGCTTGCGCAGCGTGTTGCCATCGATATCGAGGAACAGCGCGATCTGCTCTTGCGTGATGCCGCAGGCCACCATGTTGGCGACGGTCTCCCGCTGCGACTCTGTCGGCTCAAACTCCGGCCGTCCCGCTGATTTTGGCAGCGGCTCGTCAGCAATCATTTTGTGTGCCTGAAAAATCTGACCGGACAAGCGAAAGCCGCCCACGGTTTCCCGGAGCGGCTGAATTTGGTGGCGCCTCTTCGCGCATATCACCGACGTATCACTACCGGTTCCCGGCGTCAAGCCCCCGCAATCTGC